TCAGAGAACCCTTTTTGCAAACACATACGGAAATGCCGATAATCCTCTGGGATCGGTAGTTTTACCCATCCTCGGAGGTCCATTTATTCCATCGTTGGATGGGATTAACGGGTTGCCCGTTCCAATAGAACTACCTGGCATAACTGCACTTCCTCCATTTTGAATACCCTGAATAACATGCCCCTGAAATCTATCCCTTCTTCTTAACCCGCCGATCCATTCGCTATCCGAATCCATCACCGACACAAAAGCTCGTCCCTGAACCGCAAAATGTCGAGCTTGATTTGTAATTGAGGTTCCCGGAGTGATGTCCGGCAATCTATGTTTGTAGAAACGAACCTTAACTCCAGAGAGTGATCCGCTGGAATTCGCAGCAGAACACGTGAAACTAATCGTTCTACTGGCAGACGAGAGGGCCGTGATAGCCAGGGTTGCATTTGCGGGAACTCCCCCAATTGCTTGTTGAAGCGTTCCAGTCATCCAATTCGTAAAAGAACTATGAACCAGATTATCCTCAATAAGGGCATCGATCAACTTTTGACAGGCTGTCGTATTTGCGAACGTCACAGTCAGAACGTTGCTTGAAATCGCATAACTGATTGCGTCGAAGTCGATCACATTCGTTCCAAGAGGATCATAACGAAAAGGTTTGTTCAACCAATACGAAACCAGATCCGGCATTCCACCGGCACCACTTGCATTGATCAATTGATCCGGACTGGCCAAACAAAACGCTGGAAAATCCGTAGACGGAGTTCGAATGTCGTCCATCCAAAACATTTCTCCAACGAACTTCCTTTCCTGCTTGAAGGTAACGTCAAGGAAGTTTTTGAAGAAAAGGTAAACTTGATTGATCCCCTTTACGAACTTCAAAGGATTGTTTGTATCTGGATTAATTCCAGCGATAATGTCGGAATGAAGATCAGTCACCAAACCGGTTTTCACGTTCGCCGCTTGTTTTGACTCTGTAACTTCACCGTCTTTGATACGATTTCCTTTAAGTCCGCGCATAATACGAAGGTCAGTTCCAAGCGAAACAGTTCCGGAACCGTTTACAGTGATGGTTCGTAGTGAAATATCACCGGCGACGAGAGAACCTTGACGACAAATTATTTCGTTAGAATCGTCTCTCCAAATGACCGGACCGTCAGAAGGAAGATTCGAAGGACTATCGTATGGAGTTTCCTGAAATTTGTGACGAACAACGAGAGTGAAAGTTACGTTATTTGGAACCTGGATGTTTGCCGTTGCAGGAATGCAAACTCTCTTTCCAAATTCATCGTAAGCGATCAAAGTATCAGTAAGGTCTACATGATTCGCTCCAGTTCCGATAACGATGGTTCCTCCGGAGTCGATACCAGGACCCCAAGCATCCATGTCGCGTTGAAGCACTGCGTTGGACTTTGATTCTTGTTCGTGAATCCAGTCTTCCGGAAAGACTCTCTTGCCTACACTTGGAAATGTAATTCCTGGGAGTTTATCCATTTGTGACCTCCTCATAAGTGGGGAAAGAAATTTCGATCGCTTCTATTTCTGTGTAGAGAACTGAAACGTTCGTTTTTTCGTTATTCTCGATCTGAGAAATCAGATCCTTTTTGATTCGTTTACAGGTGCCGCTGAATAGTTCGTATTTTGCGGCCTTATCTTGAACGGAACTTGCAAGTTCTGAAATATCATCATCGGAATTTGATTTTGATTCACTTACAAGGGCTTGAAGCTTTAATTTTATCGAATCTCTACCAGCCGGTAAAGTTTCGATCCAAAGATTCGCTTGTTCCCGTAACACCGGCCAAGAGATCGGTTCATGTTTAGGATAACGCGCAAGAACGGTTTCGAGAGCTTCGTCGAATTTTGAATTGATTAGGGTGATTTTTTGAATTTTGTAGTTTGAAATCGTAAGAAAACCACATTGCAAAAGCTCTAATGTAGTTTTCGGAACGAGCTGATCGTTTTCGATTTTTTGATTCAGAGGAACATTGAATAAGCCTCGATCAGCTTTTTCGGAAAGGGAGAGTTCTTTCAAAAAACCTGATTCAAATTTGAAGCCTTCCGGAGGAAAAGACGTTCCGCGATGAATTCGCTTTTGTTTTTCCTCGGATTTTCCACGGTTAAATAATTCAACCTCAAGATTGATTGAATCGTTGCGATCGACAGGAAATTCTTCCTGAGAATCGATTGAGTAAACAAAAACCTTTTCCATATTGCTCCTAACAAGGAGCGATTAAGTAGTTGGCGCGTTATACGCTCTTTTTATTTCTAATAAATTGCGAATTCACGAACCTTTTCAGCTCGCCTTGTATGGAATTTTCCGGTTAAGGTTCCTCCCATAACAAACGGATCAAACTCGCCTCGATCTTCCCAAAGTTCGGGAACGTTTCCACCCACGTTTACGGCGTCCACCGCTTTACTCAATCTGATTCTGTCAAAGGAGTCGGAAAGTTTTGAAAATAGGAAACGGTATCGATTCAGAATATACTTTCGTGGAAGCATTCTACGATCCATTTCGGAACCCATTCTAAAACCGGATTTTCCTTCGTCGGAAGTATAGAGTTTTACGTATGAGATTTGATCCGAAGATAATCCTGTCGCGTATTGGATTACCTGACGTTTCGTTGCGACCGTCGGAACCGAGAGTCTGAAAAGCTTCCCGAGAAGAAGACGAGTTCTATATGATTCATCAGATTCCCCCGGAAGTTTTTCGATTCCGAAACGAACTCCCCAAAGAACCAGACCGGTTGTATCGGAAGTTTCGAGCCACATTTGACGATAAAGCCAACTTAAACGGGAATCGCGATCTTCCAAGATTTTCAGAATCGAATTTAACGCTCGATACCAAAGAGAAGAATTTCCGTTCTTCCGAATCGACGCGCGGAGATTCTTCCAAACGGTCGCGTCAAAATCGAACTGGAAGAAATCAGACATAGACCGTCCCTACAACTTGGAATCCGGAGCCGGGACTTGCTAAAGCACCGGCAGGAACGTCTATGTTTCCAAGAGGATTGAATTCCACATCGATACAACTTGGAAGAGCCTGATAAAGACTTTTCAGTTGAGCATCCACAAAATCCTGTCCTTCGGAAAGAGAAAGAAAGTATTCATCCGTGATTTGATCGAGAACGGATTGACTTGGAATCTTATCCGAAGAAGAAAATTTGACAGTCACCGTTTTGTTTATGACCGCTTCGTTGATGTTCTCTGCGGAAAGATGAGCGACTCCACCGGGATCGTTTTCCTCGGCATTGAAATGATCCTGAACTTGATTCAGTTGAGCGGATGTCAAAGAACCAACAGAACCTTGCAGAAGAATTTTTACTTCTCCGTCTTTTCCAAGTGTTTTCGCGCTTTTGAAAATAGCTCGTTTGACGAATGCGAAACTTTCCGCTTCGCTCGTATACCACGCCGGAGTCCATTTGGAAGAAACGCCTTCGGCGGTTTGAAGGCGGGAACGAACGGAAGTTCGGGTTTCACGGTATTGACCTTGTTGAATCGGATCTGATTCGAGATTCTTAATGTAGTCGATTCCTTCCGGCGGACTTTCTATGATCGAGATCGATCCCGGAACGACATTCCCCGCAGGACCGTCGATCATACACTGAACGAAGGCTTCGATCGTGAATTTTCCCTGAGCGTCTGCGGAGATCCCGGCGGGAAGAGTAAGTGAATCGATCAGAAAGAATCGGATCTTCTGATCTTCGTTTCCGGAAGTCGTTACAACCAAAGACTGAGGAATATCCCGATCGATGATCGGTTGAGTAGAAGAACCGATTCTTACTTTGATGATCGCGGGAAGAGCCGGTTTCCATTTCATACCGCGACGAATTAAATGTTCGTGGAGCGCATCGTCCTCCGCAGTATGCGGGTGAATCGCTTTTTGAATTGAGATGAGATCGGTATCGATAAACGAGAAGACAGCGTTCGAAACAGCGCGTATGAGCGTGAACGTTTTTGATGTGGGGCTGAAAGAGTGATTCTTAAAAACTCCGGAAGACTTTATGCTTTGCAGATGATCGGAAAGAACCTGATCCTTCGTTACATTTAGATTCAAGGACCGACTCCCGGAAACGATTCCACGAACTGAATTGTAAACTCACCGAAAGAAGGATCTATTTGGATACGGAGATCCGGATTCGAAGTAACCATTTGCCATTCTCCGCAACGATTCGGGACTGTGGTCACCGCCTGCACTCTCAAATCGGGAATCGTATTTACGGAACGAACGCGAAGATCCGGATTTGAGGATACGAGCATAATTCGACCATACAATTTCTTTCCTTGAAACATGCAGTCGTTGGAAACAGAACTCTCTGAAAAAAGTAGAACAGGAATCAATAATAGAATCAAAATAAATCTCTTCATCGTTTACCTCATAACAAAGCCCTGAATCGCTTCTCCGGTTTTGAGCTTAAAACTTACAACAAGTCCATTCTCAGAATTTAGACCAACATCGATTGAATTTGAGTCAATCATCGGGTGTAAATTTAGAATTCTTTCCGCGTCTCGAATTCGCGCGGCCTGATCCATAAACTCTGTGGAGTTTTGAGCGGCGCGTTGGCGGCTATAAATCTCCGGATAATCCAGATCGTCCGCGACCGTCATTTCAAACATTTCCCGAACTTCGGAAAGAACAATTCGAACCGGATTTAAATCGGTTTGAAAATCATCGTTCGAAGAATCCAAAACAAGATCACCGAACGAAACCGGATCATTTGCAAAATCGATCATCAGGTGCCTGCCTTCGGTTTGCTTGTAACCGCCGGACCGACCGGCGTATCCACATAATCGGTCACGTGAGTGGAGAGTCCCACCGAATTCGGAGTTTCCGAAAACGCGGTTACTTCCATCTTTGCGTCTACTTTTCCGCTGGTTTTGAAGTTACCTATTTGTTCCACGTCACCCATAATCGTGAACTTTTGCCCACCCAAATCAAGCAAAAATCCTGTCGGAGTAATAGAAACCTTGATTAGATTATTGAAATTTACGAATGCTTGATCGTTTGAAATATTAATCTCGACAGTATCGGCAACTTTCGTTTTGATTTCGTCGATCTTTTCAAACGCGAAAGCAGTGTATCGTTCCGCTTTATTGTTTCGCGCAACGAGAAGACATTTTGAACCTTCTCTCGGAATGACCGGATCTATCCAAGTTACGTCGTTTCGGAAAATGTCACCAACTTTTACCTTGAGCGTCTTGTTCACCTTGTCCACAGATTCTATGGTTCCGCTTTCCGGCCAATAAACCGGAAAGCCAAGAGTCCACGCTTTTACGACAAGATCGACTAACGATTGTTTTTTCATGGTTGCGGTCCAGTATAATCATTTCGGAATTTGCTTTCGTTTTTGGACGGCTTTGATCCCGATTTTTTCGGAGGTTCGAAGAAAAATCCGGGGTGGATTTCTTGACGATAACCGCCGATTCCGAACGTTTTTGTCACGTTCTCTACAAAAGATTTCGCAGTTCTCGAAGGTTCGTTCGGATCTATAACGTGGATGACTTGCGAGTGAGTGACCGGCGGATATCCGAACGTTACGAATTTTCCGTTATATCCGGACCCACAGTGTTCCATAAAGAGTTCTTTCGCTCTTTTTTCCGCACCCGCTTTATCAAGTCCATCGACTTCAAAAAATCTTTCCTCTCCTGTTCCATACGATCCTTTGTATGTTGTCCCCGTTTTCGGGTTCTCACCTCGCACTGTGATTTTGATTTCTTTCTTTTCTCTTGCTATGAGTTCGTCTTGAATTATGTTGAAACCAACTCGAAACGCCGGAAAGTTTCCAGAAGGATTGGAAGATCCAGATGCGGAAGTATTTTGCGTTTTCTGGATCTTTTTGTTCTTCGTTTTCTCGAAAAGGTTTGGATGAACCAATGCCTTTTGAACAACAAGTTTCCAATCGTGAAAAAAAACATCCACACCAAGCTTTTCCTTTAACCGTGAAAGAGCATATCGCGCCGACTTTCCAGCACATTCAAGACTAATAATGGATGGAATATCTGAATCGCGAATTAGAATCGATACGTCAGTTTTTATCTGAGGATGAATACAATCGTTTAAAAATGAAAGCAGTGATTCGTTGCTATAACTTCTTGTCATTGTTTTGCGTTGGCAAAAAAAGAACGGGTCTACACATTTGATTGATAATGGGACGCTTTGACTGACTTCCAAAACGTAACCGCAGAACTCGGGGAAAAGTCCATATTGTTTGTAACCGGCTTTCCATTCGACTTTCGCAAATTTCTGAATGGAATCTTTCTTCAAATTTCTGTATTTCGGAAGTTTAATATTCAGAACATCGGTTGGAATTTCTCTCGAAGATTCCAAAACTGCTTCGGATATGACAGGAAAATTGATTCCACCAATTTTCAATTCTTGTTCTAAGACGAGCATTTACATCATTCTCCTTTTTGCATTTACCAAATCTGATTTTTCTATCAGCGAGGGAATGAATAGAACGGAACCTATATTTTCATAAGGTTGGAGATTTTCGTTTGCGTCTCGAATCCTTCCGGAAAAATGTTCCGTTCCATAATAGAAGAGACTCAAACTTTCGTACGTATCACCGTCACGGATTGTATGATTTATATCGTCGGTTCGGGGAATTGGGATTTCGATTTGAACTCCGACTGGAAGGGATTTCCAACTGCTGAGGTGTGGGTTTGAATCAAAGATCAGTCTCCAAATTTCCCACCTGCCATAATATCTTGCCGCAAGACGTTGTAGTGTATCGTTTGGTTTGAGAACATAGAAAGAATTCATATAGAGGATTCCACGATCGAACGTTTCGCTTCTAAAGAAGCTTGATCCAAATCAATGTCATTGTCACTCAAGAAAACAAACGTTACAGGTTGGCTGTATTGAATGGTTGCGTTCGAAACTTGAATCGATTTGAATACTACATTCTTAATTCCTAATGCGTTCAGAAGGGAATGAGTGAGTCCGATAGATTCTGTGTTCTCCCAAATTCTTCGTATCTCTTTTACCTGCTGAATCATCGTCTTGATTAAGGGATTGGAAGGGGCCGCAAGTAATCCCGCTCCATACACAGCCGCCAGTAAAGTGGTTTCAATCGTGATTGTCCAATCGTCTTGTCCTGTTAGTTCTTTCACTGTTCCGGAGCCTCCGGGAATCGCTGTTAAAACGATTCTCTTCTCCTTCCGCAAGGTGAATTTTGTTCCGGAAGGAAATTCATAATCCGTTAGAATTCCTGGACTGATTACAAGTCGATCAGTGTCCCCGGTAATGATCTCCGGAGGAATGTAACCTGCTGGTGCAATTGGCGGTGTTATTCCTCCGATCATGCTGGAACTTCCTCATACCGGTCGAGTTCATCGAAGAGCGCATCCGCTAAAATTTCTCCAATCTGACGTTTGTTTTCTTTCCCGCCTCCGATGACGAGTTGTCCGATTAAACTTCCAATGCTGATTGTAGATCCGTTCTTTCCGGGGAGAATACCGCCTTCATTTTCACCTGATTCTTCTTTCAATCTGCGGATAATTCCTTTTTCGGGGTTCAAAACTTCGTTGAATCGTTGCATCACCGGTTTTAGACGGGGTGTTTCTGTTTCTATTCCGGATACGTATGTCGAGACGAAGGATCTTCCAAAATTACTTGTTTTAGATAGAGGGCCCTCTTTTGCATCCGATTGATTCACGTTTGGAACAACTCCTTTACCCCAAAGTGTATTAATTCCTTTCGTAATTGTGTTCACTCCAGAAAGCATTCCATCTTTAAAGGTATCCACAAATTTGAGTCCGTAGTCTTTCGCTGTTTCAACTTTCTGATCGAATGAACTTGCTACATCGATCATTGTCGTTGCAAGAAATGCTTTCCTCTGTTTCATTCCCAAAGCGAACGTATCCACAAACGCGGCCCCACTTCCGGTTAAATTGGATAGCGGTCCTTCATCCGCATTCGAGTGAGGAAGAAAACGAGCGATAACGCTCATTACGGAATTGACTGTCGTTTTCAAATCGTTGATTGAATCTAAGATTCCGAGACCGAACGCTTCAAACAAACTCAATCCGGACTCTTTCATCCGATTACGAATATTCCCGATTACATTACTGAGCGCGGACCAGATTAAACTTCCGAGGCCCAAGAACGGATTTACAAACGCTAATATTAGAGCTTCCTTAATTCCATACGGGAGTGAGTGAAACGCATCTAAGACTTGAGAAACAAATCCGGTTACAAAATTCTTGAGCGTATCCCAGTGAGCTATGATGAGAGCCGGAACCGCTATCATCCAGGTTACGGGTAATGTGAGTAAAGCGAGACCATATACCAGACCCTTAACCCAAGAAGGAGAATCACTCCACATGGATTTGATCTGTGCGCCTGCGGATATGATTCCATCCCAAATGTTCATTAGAAAATCCTTGATCGTAGACCAATGCTCGTGGATCAACAGAGGAATCCCGATAAAGGGAAGAAACCCAGCTACAAGAAGTTTGACGAACCCTCCAAGACCCGCCCAAGTTTCTGTGATCCAAGTCCAGGCACCAACCGCCGCCGTTTTGATCTCATCCCAGTAGGTGATGAGCAACGTGATACCGGCGATCGCGGCGACAGCCCCGATCACGATCCAACCGAGCGGATTCGAAACAAGACCAAGGTTCATCGCAACGGAGAGCGCGGTCCAAGCTCCTTTTAAAATGAGAAAGGCACCGGCTCCGAGAGCGGCGGTTGTTGTGAGCATCAGAAAGGTTCCGGCAAACTCCGCAAGTCTCGGATTCTCTTTTAGAAAATCGTTTACGATCGAAAGTCCATTCGCAAAAAGCGAAACGACTGTCTTGAGACCGGAATCTTCGATTCCTTTTCCAAGGATTTTTTGAAAATTCTCCCAACCTTCTGAGGCACGTTTCATTTGAGTTGGAAGAGATTCGAGATTTGCTTGTTTTGCGATTTCCAGATAACGATAATCTTTGTTTTTACTGAGTTCTACAATTTCATGTATTTTATCTCCTAATTCGTCTGTCTTTGGTAGGAGAGCATTGATAAATTGTACGGCTTCATCGGAACCATACGCTTTTTTTATGATGTCCAACTCCCCTATATCCAAGGAGTTCCCAAATTTTTTACGAAGTTCTGCGAGTTGCTCTGACGTGTTTTTTAGTTTTCCATTCGCGTTGTATGCGTTCAGACCCAGTTTACTAAAACCTTCATTTAAATGAGTTAGATATGATTTCCAGGACGTTCCCGCCACACCTGGGTCCATCGTGTTTAACAACATACCCAAAACAGCTGATTCTTCCTCAAGAGATATTTTTAGTGATGCCGCTGTCGAACCAATGCTTTTCATCGCTTGCTCGATTGTTTGACCGTCCGCGCGGTAAACATTTGCAGCCCACGCAATATCATTCGCTATATTTTTACCAAACTCCACATTGTCCATATCGGAATAGAGATGTTTGAATTGATGATATGCCATTCCGAAAAGTTTTGACATTCCCTCAAAATTCCCTTTTGTTGCTATCGCAGCGTCTAAAACAGATTGTGTAAAATCTACTATTTCGGTTCCGTTTAAATCACTAACAGCCGATTTTAGATCATAGATACCAGTTAATATTGTATCGGTCGATTCTCCCATCCCAGACGACATTGAATATGCTGCTTTCGTTATATTATCAACTTCTTTCGAAGCGAGTCCGAGAGACTTGAGATTTCCCTCCAGTTTGGATGTTTCCATTCGGGCATTGACAAAACTCATTGTGAGAGATCCGACGGCCAATCCGGCTCCGAGAAGCGCGCCGCCAACTTTCATGTTGCCAATAGCGCCCTCCATTTTCACGACATCCGAGTGTGTTTCTCCCAATTTTTTACGCATGGCGTCCCACTTGTCGTTAATTTCGTCGAGTTTGTTTGACGCTAAGTCGCGTAGAGTAATCACTACTCCGAGTTCAAAAATTGAGCTGTCCATGATTCCTCTCCTCTCCTTTTCTTATTCCCCGTTAAACGCTCTTACGATTGCGCGGGCCATCGTATTGATTTCAATTTCCCGAATGTATTCCAATTCTGCTACCAGTCGAATTTCGTATGCTTCTCGTTCGTCTCCATCCTCCGGATACTCAATTTTTCTTCCGGGGAAGTAATACATCAGGAGAACTTCGAATGTTCCATTCCCCTGACGAAGTTCACGGAGACGAGTAGTTATAGCTTTTTTGCGGTAACCTCTTTGATGGTAGCAGTCAACTCAAGAAGCTTATTACTGAGCGGGAGAAATATCCCTGGAGAATCCTGCGCCCATTCGTTCAAAACTTCGGTAGGAGGATACAAACAACACTGACCAACAAGCCGGTGAGCGACGTCGGTTTGCTTTTCTTTTCTGGACTTTTCTAGTGTTTCTTCTACTTGAGTTTTGTTGGGAACTCGACAGATGATCTTTCTGTCTTCACCGACATCCAGCAAATGCAGCCCCCCTTTGCCAACGAAATGAAGTTTCATTTCCTCGATTGCGTTTTTGTGTTCAGAAAGAAAATCTTCATCGATGCTTTTATAGGGGTTAGGAAGTTTCCCAACCGCGTCTTTGAGTGCAGGAATCGAGTCTACTAATTGATTCATATTGTTTTCCTTATATTCTAAATTTAGAAACTCTTAAGTAGTTTTTTTCTGTCTTTACGCAAACGTGATGACCGGAATCGAGAGAAGCGCAAGTTCCAACGGAACCGCGATCGCTCCCGAGTTTCCGGACTTGATATCCGCGTTGTATTTTGTGATTTTTACCGCCGGAGCGATGTATTTAAAATCGGGTCGCCCTTCCGCCGTCAAAATCGCGGTGAGCGGCGCAGGCGGAAGTTTTTCGATCAGTCCGCCGTACGGTGCCGCGAGTAAAACCAAACGATCCAACTCTTCGAAATAGATTTCTGCGGACAGAGTTCGTTTGTAGTTCTTTGTGGTATATCCCACGACCTCGCCGGACTTTCCGTAGGTGAGTTCGATCTCGACGGCATGCTCGAATTTGAACGACGAAAAGTTCACCATGTCGTAACCGAACAATTTAAACTCAAGACCGGTGAAGCTATAGTTTTCCTTTACTACGTCTAATGCCATTTTCTAATCTCCTATTTTTGTGTTGCGAAGGAAGTTTCCCACTCGATCGCTTGGGTTCGATTGCTTACGAACATTCTACATTTCGCTCTCAGAATCCGATCCACTTTGAACGTTTTGTTCGGATCTAAGACGATCTCGTGTCCGGAAATTTCCTTTCTTCCGGGCGCTTCCATCTCTGCGGAGATTTTGGAATCGATGTAGGTTTTGAGATAATCGAGACCGCCGGAACCGGAATCGACTTCCGTATCCATATTCAGGAATTGAAGAGATTCGCGGTAAAGAATGCGGTGCATCTTGTCCGCGCGTCTTCTCTCGGGCAGTTCTTTGAAATCGGAAGAGCTGACCGCTTTGATCTTGTCGCGTGCTACGAAAATCCCTTCGTAGTCATCGTATTCTTTAAGGACCATGAGTCCCATGTCGTGTAACAGATCCATGTAGTCTCTGTATCCCTCGTTCCAATAACGGACCTCGGAGAAAGTTAAAGACCGCATGTCTTTCACATAACCGATCGAAACGTTAACCGGAGCCGCGGCGATTTTAGCGGTCGCCATCGTCGCGAAGTTTCTCCATTCTCCCATTGTGTTTCCGGCTGATTTCACTGCGGAAAATCCACCGGCGGCTTTGACTCCACCCGGAATGTAGCGAGCTTCTCCGACTGCGATAATTACTCTTCCTTTCGGAGAAGAGAACGGATCGAATTCGTCTTGGATGTATTGGGAATACTGTGGAACGGTTTCCGAATCATTCTTTCCGCGTGCCTCGAGAATGATAAAGGAAGGGAGGTGATGCAGGGTTTCCATCTCGTCCAAAATCGCGTTGCACGACATCGCAAAAGCTCGCGTTGCAGGACCGAGAACGTGAATCCAGTAGGACCGGTATTCTCTTTTCAGTGTTTCGACTGCGGTAAGTCGGGACGCGGTGGATGCAGTCGGTCCCGAAATCGGAAACGTATACGTGTCACCCGAAACAAATGTGTTTGTTGGAGTGGACGCATTCACGAAAGTTGCCGTAACTCCAACATCGAGAGAGATCGGAGAACCGGACGCGGGCGTTATGATCGGAGACGAAAAGTTTTCTCCACCGTCTGTAGACTTACGGTATTCTGCGGTTCCGTGTGCGCCCGATTTTGTGATTTTCAGAACAACGTTTCTGTTACCTAATGGAGTTCCAGCAATTGTCGGAAGAGCAGCTAAACCAGTGCCGGTTTTCGTCGGAGTTCCGACAATTCCAGCGATGTCGCTCTCGGGACGAACACAAAGAACCGGAACCGGTTTTTGTCCTTTCGATTCGTCGAACTCTTCAAAAAATTGTTCGAGAGATCTTACAAGTTCGCCTCGACCAAACACGTCCCGCGCCTGTGGTGCGTTATTGATTATGTAAATTCGATTTGCGTCTCCCGTTTCTGCGGTTCCTACTTTGGAACCGACACGATCCGGTTTTACGTCGCTAAAGTTGATTCCACCGTCTTGGTGATATGTGGAAACATCGCCTGTTGCCATTCGTTCGCTCCTGTTTTCGGAGCGAGTAAGTAGATTTTATCGCGCGTTATCCGCGCTCTTTATTTTTTTTCGTCGGCGGAGACAACTTCTTTTGGTGTCCGCGCTTTGACAAGTCCTTCATCGGAAAGTTTGAGTCCGTTCGCTTGACTGAAACTTTGTCTCGGATCTGCATCACTTACTTTTTCGAGCGAAGACCCATCCGGTTTTACTCCCGCGAATTCTTGAAAAGTCGCAGTAAGATAATCTTCCTCTATATCACTTTCCGGATCAAGTCGTAAATGTTCTTTGAATCCTACCGCAAGTGCCGGTCTGATTTTGTGTTTTTGAATAAACTCGTCTGCTTTCATAATTCCTCCGAACTTACTATTTCCGTTGGCTCCTCGATTTCAAAAGTTCCCGAAGCCAACGTAGGAACTTGCTCCACTTCAAAAATTCCGTCTTCGAAAATCACTTCCAGGTAAATCTTGTAGAGACTCAAACGTTCCGCTGGATCGGTAACGAGAGCGGTTTTTCCCGGCCGGATTTCTACGGTTGCACCTTGCGTGGTAGCATAACGTTCATTTTTTGCGATATAGATCAGGGCTTGATCTACGATTCCGGAATCAATTGGACTGCCTGTAAAATCTCCTGTTGACAGAAGGTCTTGCTTCACATTGTCTAACCAAAAATTCAAAACGTATTTGTATTCCTGTTTGTAGTGTTCTTTCAGGTATTGAAGATTTTTTACTCCGTCGATCATCGTAGGTTCGAGTCGCTCGGTTCTTCGTCCGTTTCGTTCCGGTTGATTCGGAGAATGTTCGACGACACAAAACGGAACCAATTCCTGAAACTTGTCATCCGGCGGATGAACTTCGAAAATCCGATCGTTCGGAATGAGTTGACGCGGTTCCGTTTCGGGTGGTTCCGGACTCGCTTGAATCGACCGAATCAAATTCTTTAGGTATTTGATATGTCCGATTTTCATTGTTTCATAAACTCCCGCATTCCGTTTTTGTAATTTTCTTTGAACTGTTCGTAACCTTCGTCAATGGACGGTCCAAGAACCGGACGCGCTGGAATTCCACCAGCTTCATATCCGAACTCGTGGGCTCTCGCATATTTAGCGTTCGTTCCGACGACAGCCTCATATTTTCCGAGAGTCGCAACTTCGAAACTTTTCCATAAATCTTCCGATTTACTCTTGTCTCCCTCGATCAAAAACCTTGGATCGAACCCCTTTTTGGCCTTTCTGGCAATCGTCTCCGGATGCAACGCTTCATATTGAGAAACGTATTTTTGATCTCGAAAACCCTTCGTAATGAGTGCCTGTAAAAGATATGCGTTTTTAATATTCGCGCTTCCGATACAAGATTGAAGTTTGTCGGTTGCGTTTCGAAACAAGTTCTTCAAGTTATCTTTATACGAAATTCCGCTCATCTTAAAAAAACCTGATTTCCTTTTTCCGGCAGATTCAAACCGATCACAATCACAGAAAAGTTTCCACTGTGTTTCCCCGGTAAAAACTTTTCAATCCTCCACGCGAATTTCGCATGTTCGTCGGTGATAGCAATCTCCAAAGGAATCGTCCCGCGAAAGATCCGACAATTTTGATCCAGTTGATTCGATACGGATTCGATTTCATCGAAAAGAATTTCCGCAATCGCATCGTAACCTTGTCTTTCTCCTCCCGTTCCTTTGGTTTCCGTTTGAGTATTGAAATCAAAATATCCTCGAACACTTTTCAATCGAGTCCAGTTTGTTTTTCGAAACGAGTTTAACTCGTTGTCACCGACCGCAGTTTCCAGAGTCGATTTTAAGATCGTGAAATCTGCATTTGTGTGTTTTAGATATGAACGCCTTAGCATTCCTTCTACACTCATGCAAATATCGACCCCGGTTCAGGCGACCTTCCGAAAAGAGTTACATACGCCCGATTTCGAAATGAGGCGGCTTTTTCGCCACGCTCTTCCGAGGAAAGTTTTTGCATCTTCCTACGTTCTCCATTCTGACCGCCTACTTGGAATTCCATAGGGTCAACGACGTCTAACAGTCCATGTTCCTCGATGATTTCCGCTTTTACCAAAAGGACTTCCGCTCTCCGAAGCTCCCGCGGAAAAGGAGCTGCCGGAACGGAATAGCCCCAACTTTGAATGAGTTTCAACGCGTTATCCGCCACCGATTCCAAAAACTCCTCGAATTCTGTTTTGTCGGTTGTGAGTTTTACGGAATCGTTCATATCCAGGTCGGAGGGTTTTACTCCGACGAGCGCTTTGAGGTCAGATAACACGTTGATCATTGTTTTACTTCTCCTTACGAACCGGATGGAATTGTTTGAAGAGTCTTTTGGTGACAAGCGGCTTGAAACAATTTCGTGAATCCAAAATTCAAACTGATTACAGTTTGTTCCAGTTGCTTGTCGATAATCTTGTCTGTTTCGATAAGCGAAGATTTCGCTTCTTCGAAATACGATAGACAGGAAGTTTTATCGAAAGCAATCATCGTCTGATCTGGAACGAATTCGGACGTTTTCCAAGCTCGGCCAAAAAATCCTTGAATCTCTCCGGAGGTGATAAATTTTTCCGCAATATTCAAAGATTGGAACTGCTTGAAATTGATTTCATCCGTAAGCACGTCCAAAAGGAACTCGTTGTTCAAAACTACAGTTGTAGCAGTTTGACCTTTCTTAAATTGCCCATAGATCAGTCGAATGATATCGGCATACTTCCATTCGTTTGCTTTCGTGTAAGAAATCGGAGCGGCAGACCCTGGGGTTCCATCACCTTCCATAAGAACCCTTAAACCCTCTTGTGCCATTTGCTGACCCAAGCGATATCCGATTCTTTGAAGATAAATTTTCAGAATATCGATATTCACTCTTCGCGCGGCCTCGTAGGAGATGATCATCTTCCGACCGACTTTTTTCATTGAGACAGATCCGGTTTTTAAAGCGATTTTCGCTCCTGGAAAGTTACCTCCCTCACCAACGGTAGCTACATCGACATCTTCTTTCTCGAAATCGATACCGATCTTCTCGATTGCAGTCGAAGAGATTTTTTGGGAAGTAGCTTTTAGGTCTTCAACGGAAAGTTCCATCTGACCTAACCCCATTCCTAAATAGATCTGATCACTGATGAACGCTGGAAAAAGAATTTTGGTGTTGTTGGTTTTGAAGAAATCTTCGATCAGGGTCGCGCTATTGAATACATCGACTCCATTAATCAGCAACTGGCGTTCGACCGGATTCATTAAACCTACATCGGATTTTTGATCGAACGGATCGAATCCTGCTTTTTCCTCCATCTGCTCGATAATTTTGGATAGAGGAACCGCACATTGGTTCGTGTCGAGTTGTTGATACATTCCTTTTTCGAGAGACAGTTCTTTGATCTCGCTTTTCTTAAAGCGAAGTTTTCGTTTCTTTTTGGTAAGTGACATGATTCCTCCTTATAACCGAATGAACGATACTCGTTTTGCATTGGTATCGATCGAAAGAATAAGAAATACGTCTCCGGCTGCATCTTTCTTAATTGCTCCGTTACCATCGGCGACGAGAGCATCACGACCGTAAGATGGTTCCGATCCGCTATATGGACTCTCGAAACTTCCTTCGACCTGGACGGTAACGGACTTCTTGTCTACGCTACTAACAAATCCGTCGAATTTTGCACCGTTAGCAGATAACGAAACAGTCATTTCGCCTGTAACCGATACCGGTTTTCCGATTGAAGATTCATCCAGATTATTCGTGTTATCGAACGTAATAAGTTCCGGTTCTCTCAATCCTTTGGCTTTTGTTGCGAATGGGTTCATGCGGGTATCTCCACGGTCATGTAAGATTCTTTGTCTTCCAACTCACCGCCACCGTTACCGGAACCACGTGTAAGATTTCCAAGTTCATCTGTGCGAACTGGAAATTTTTCGTTCAATTTGATTCCGTATTGATTAGCAAGTGCTTTGAGTTGTTTCAAGTCTGCACTCTCGATCATCTCTTCGATCGTCTTGTCCGCTTTTCCGTTTACAAATAAACGGTATGCCTTCAGAACTTCGTTTCGATTTTGTTCGAGTATTTTTCTCGGCTCTCCCAAGAGTTCGTTCAACGTTGCAACGTTTGATTCGTGATCAAACCCTGCTGAAAAACTTTCTTGATTTGTGAGTCTTGCGTAGGTATCGAGAGCCGTCTTTAACTTCGAATATTCCGAGCCCGCTTTTTGTAAAACGACCTCGTATTTTTCAGCAGACAACTCCACTTCTTCGCCCTGTTTTTCCAGACCGAGAGATTCCAACGAAAGACCCAAGGCCAAAAGTAATTTAGCTTTGAGTTTCATATTTTCCTCCGTTTGTGGTTCTTCCTCCCCCGACTCGGACGAGGTTTCTTCAAAATGATTCAGCGATAATTTTTTGGCGTTCGGGTCCGCGCCAGCACACACAATAGAAACCTCCGAAACCGCGATGATTTTGGTGATGACCAAACGCACAACGGAACCTTCGATTTCTTCACCAAGGTGCAAGTAGAAGTTTTCTAAATTCGCATGAGACTTGATATATGTGAATTGGATTCCGACGGAACAAGAATCCAAAATTGGTGGATCGGTTTCTAACCGATCGATGATGGATGAGGCAAATTTTTTAAAGAACCTAAATCTGCCGTTGACTCCTTCGTTATTCTTTTCATCACTCCAAGTTGGGTCGATGACTGCGCCAATAGAATTTTCTACAAATGTTTCATGATCTTTGTAAATCTTCGTTGCGAACAGAGACGTTGCATTTTTTAGAACATTGTCCTTTGTAAAATCGAGTGCATAACACTCAATGAATGCCTTAGACAACATTCTGAAATCGTGTTCAACATACGGTAAATCCGAAGAAATTGGCTCTTGTGGAATTGTTGGAGTAGATAATTTTCCACCACCGGATAGAACAGCTCCAGACGCAAATAATACAACGGAGCCTTGACCGGAACAATTTAGTCTAACGCCATTATCAAGTGTTGCCCAACCGTGAGAGTCGTATTGGAGTTGTTTCTTTTCTGTCTTTTTAGTTGCCATTGCTTCCACTCAAAGGAAGCGTTTAAGTAGTGTGCGGATTCCCGCTTTTTATTTGTAGTATAACTCTTTGGCGATTTCTCGCACATGCTCGGGAAGTTTTTCCAAAGGATATTTTCCTGAAGAAATTTCGTCCGGGAAAAATCTCCACGAACTTTCAGACAAATCCATTCCACCGAATAGGTGAGAAAGTAACGAAAATTTACGAACCAGATTCGCGTCGCAATCTTCAAACTTTCCATCTATCTCGTCGAGGATTTGGACAATCATTTCTTGCTCTTCGACGCTACCACCTTCGACGGTTTCGATCAGTTTCAAAATTCGCTCGCGTTTCATGTGACCTTCAATAAAGAATCCGTAATGCTTTCTATCTCCAGCAAAAAGAGATTTTCGATCTCGAACGTTTCCGCATTTACCGGAACGAAAAATTTTCCTCCGCCTTTTTGATCTTGAACAAAACCAAATTTGAAAGACTTAAATTTCGTCTTTTTATCTTCCATCGAATACGCATACAGTGTATTGAAGTTTTTCAAAACATCAATGGCCTTAGATGCGTATGTGGCCTCTGTTTTTCCAAATATACCGGAATTTCCATCCGCAACTCGTTTTTTCCAACTGGTCTTCAACCTGTCTGAATTCCAAACTGCGTTTCCTTGGAGCGATGAAATTTTATTCAGAAGTTCATCTTGTTCGAGACCACTTAAGCTTTCCGTTCTAACTTCATTTCTATTTTTAGCTCTCTCCATAGGATTTAACGGACTTTCAATTTTCCCCATCAGGGGAGTCTGTCCGCTTTCGGTAATCCGATTTATAACCGATTTCACAAACGTTACGATCGTTGTCCGACACTTAAAATGAAACGGCGGACACTTTACCGCGAGAGTTTTCAAAATTTCCGAGGATTTCATTCCTGGAAAATCTTTGATTTCCTTTGCGGTTGGAGGACGATACTTGTTCCAAAAATTCTCGTCTACCGGAGTGCTGATGAACTCCTCAACAAAGTCGCTCATTTCCGAAACCTGGAATTTACGTCCGTTCAGTTCTCTGCAAATTGGAGAAGTCTTCGCATCCATAATCGCGACAATTTCCACTTCCGCAATTCCGAGTATGTGCATCCGCTGAATTCTGGAAAAATTCTGAGACGTATATATTTTGTTTCGAAAAATGTCGTCGATTCTCTCGGTAATTTTTTTGTTTTCAAGATCCACTCCGAGTTTCTCTTTCAGTTTTTTTAGTGCTTCGGTTTTTGTTTTACTTCCATCCAATACGGAACGAATCGATTCTTCAAAAACGGTTCGTTGCGAGTTAAAAAGTTTTCCGTAGTCCGCGTTGTTTAATCGGCCGAAAAAATCGATCGCGTCCTGATTGATTCGAGGCGCGATATCCTTTACACCGACTTCATACGCTTGTCCCAGTTTCCACGCTTCGCGTGTAAACTCCTCGACTTGATCCCGAGTTAATTCCGGAAATTTGTCCCCCATCTCGCGGACAATGTAGTCTGTGATTACCTTTACCGCGTCATCCGAATCGAGTTCGAATTTGATTCCACTCAGAACTTCTTTAACTTTTTCTTCGTAGGAATGGAAAATTTTCTTTAAGCCACGATTGATGACCTCCTCTAACTGTTTCTCTTCCTCCTCATTCCACGTTCCTAATGTTTGCGTCCGCGTTGTATCGGAACAACATTGGTCTGAGAGCCCTTTTTTTTTTGGAACTTTTCGCCAAGTTCCTCATCATTTTCATCGGATGATGTAAAATCGGGTTCTGAACTACCACCGGTCTCCGTTTCATTGCGTTTTAAACGGTGTTCATAGGTGTTCACGAGGGCTTTTCCCTCCTGAGATAGGGGGTCGATGCCCAAAGCCCTTAAAAACGCGCCTAACGCGTTTTTAGAAATGCGTGTTCCAAATGCTTTTTCATAACCGTGTTCCACGGCTACCGTATCAAGATCTATGACACCAGCTTGCTCTAAGGATAGAAATCTTTCTGTGCGAAGTTTCTCAGCTTCCTCATTTGTTTTCTTTGCTAATGCATCGTCTTCTGGATTTAAAGGTCGTCCTTCTTTCCAAGAAGCTCGCAATCGAGTGAATTTATATCCCTTCATTCGGAGATGTAACGTTAAAGTTTTCTCAAGGAACCTTTTAACCGGATGACGAACGTTTTCTCCTTTCATTAAAAAGAGTTTTGAGGAAACTTTCGCGTAAGTTTCTGTGACACTCGTAGGTCGTCCCAAGATGAACAAATCTGTATCCATTCCAGAGGAGAGTTGTTCCTCAATGATTTGCATAACATCTTTCAATCCCGTCGATTTTTCGGAAGCGATCGAATGATGTTCGATCTTTGTTCCTTCCGATCCAACTAACAGTCCAGATTCAATCGACTTTTCGATTTCTTTAGCCGAGGTTTTCAAAAACTCTTTTTGCTGTGTTCCGTGGGTTTGTAAGTCGGTTCCTGGGGCCGGTTTGAATTTCGACATGACTACAGAAAGAAATCCGAGGAGTGACCACTTGTTTGTCGACTTTTCAAGGTTCTCCATTCCGCGAGACTGCGAATACATAGCTTTGATCGCCGCGATCGCAGGAGGGATTCCATACGGGCTGTCTTCATCGGTTTCAAGTGCTTCGTAAGTATAGATCTCTTCGTTTAGAACAAGTTGATTTCCGTTTTCCAAGATTTGAAATGGAACGTATTTGTATCGAACTCCTCCGTTTTTTCCTTCAATACGTTCTTTTTTAAATCTAACTTTAGCAACGGGGATAAGCTGCACAGTTTCGATTGCATCCAACTCAAACGATGGAACAGCCTCAGCCGAAAGAACTCCCATAATTGCAGTTTGTCTAAGAAGCTTGTTCGCTATTCCCGGATGTAAATCAAACCAGTCGTCAATTTCGTTTTGAACCAATTTCGCTACGTTTTGGCTCGCTCCTTCCAGTTTCCATTCAAAACCGGTGTTCATCAAAAAGATGTTTCTTTTCAACGACTGGTTGAAATCTGGATTGATAAGTGCAAGTTTGGAAAGAACGGGAAACATTTGAATCGGATAGTTCGGCGTCACCTCGTCAACGTATGTGATAACGTCGTTCGAACTCTGACTGAATGATTTTGTCGAATTCGGACTGATTGCAAAACTCGTTCCTTTGCTACTAAAACGATCTATGAAAGAGCCAACTTGTTTAGAAATTCTTTCCGAAAACTTCATGGCGCCCCCAACTCGAAAGCCAGACGCAACGAATTTAACGCCATACCAAAGTGGTTCGCGACTTTTTTCTTAAACGAATATTTCGGTTTTCCGTTTTCATCTTCTCCGCGTTCTTTAATTAGCATTTTCAAATGTAAATCCAGCTCCTCAGCAAGTTCCAAGTCATAACCGGAAAGACGTGATTTATCCGGAAAGAGAAAGAGTCCGTTCTTAATCGCATCCACTGTGTCTTGAAGCGACTCATCGCGATTGACATTCACGACTTGAATGCCTTCCGATTCATCTTCCGAAACCAAAGACTCGTCCTGAGTTGAAAAGCGTTTTGAAAAATACTGAATCCGAATGTAATCGCTGTATCTTCGTGCAGTTCTCACAGACCAGTTTTTGTTCGGCATCGCATCGAGGATTCCGGAATACACTTTAAACTTCTCGATCGCACGATTGATTTCCGATTCATTGAGAACTGAAAATTTGGCCGGATATATTTTGATTCGGTTATCCGACGTGTGTTCCCCGAAAAGCATGTGGACCGTATCCCCTTGATCGGCTCCCATATATGTAAAAGAATCCACTCCCTCGGGAATTCCGTGGTCGCCTCTCATCGAATCCAGTAAACTTTGAGTTACCGGTTTTTCGTCATCCGTTGAATACGGCCAGCCGACTACGGATATGAAAAAGTTCTTCTTTTTGATTGAAGTAGTCGCTTCTTTCCATCTGTTATAATGTTGTTGGGGAGTTTTGATCGTATTGAAAAATTGAGCGACTTGAACACCGGTATTTTGATGTTTCGGAAATGCGGGAACATACGTTCCTTTTTGCGGATTCAAAGCGGCACCACATTTGCAAGCAAAAACAACTTTAGAAATCTTCCCGATCTTTACGCCAAAAATTGATCCAGGCTCGTCAATGAAACGTTGAACGAGATTATTCCATTCGTTACATGTCTCGCATTTGATTAGCCACCAACATTGATTCGAGTTTTTCCACTCTGCGTGAATTCCAAAATCTTCAAAGGAAGGCTGAGAAATCACACGACTTAAAGCCAGTTTCGAATGATCTAAACGGTCGTTTGCAAATTCAGCATGTTCCTGATTTTGTTCGTCGAATTCATCGAGATAGTTTATATCCGAGTCGAACGTTTTTACCTGCTTTAATGTTTCCGTCGCGCGAAACGCGAGCGTGGATTCCAGATATTTCAACAGCTGGACGTTCTTGATTGAGTCCGTTTGATCGACATTTTTTTTGATATGAGGCGAGATATTGATCATATCGTTCACTCTATCTTGAACGAAGATTTTCATATTACCCGCGTCAGGAAAAAACCACGCCAATTTTAAAGACCCTTTTTCAGCCCTCCAAAATGATTCTGCGATGAGTAACGTAGAAAGAGCGACTTGCCCGCCCTTCAAGGCCAAAAATCGTTTCGTGTTTTCGAGTTTCTTGGCGATTTCTTTTAGATACGCATGGCCTTCAAAAGAATAACGAGAAACTCCGTCCGAACTTCGAACATATACCTTTGCAAGGAGATATTCTATAAAAGAAGTATTGGAGAATGATCTTTCTCCCTTATCAATTAACTGTTGAATGAATTCCTGTTGTTTCGCCGAACTCATGAACGTTTTTCCGTCAATGCCTTCGGTTCTTCTATGATTGTTCCCTGAACTTCTTTGGCGTTAGTCCATTCCGAATGCCATGCTAATAGATTCTTTTGATGAATTCCCCATTCTTCACTAATCGATTTCTTCGTCTTCGGACCTTTCATAAAAAGATCGAGCAACGTATCCGCCGCACGTATTAAATCAATAGAGCCGGAATCCGCGTTTTCAAGCTGAATTTGATTACTCGCAAACTTACTCCAAAGATATCCGAGTTGTACCGGATCTTTCGCTATTCCGATCATAGAACCGGCTTCCGATAAAAACGCATTCCGAACGGCTTGCATCATCATCGCGTTATCTGTTTTTATTTTGGAACGCATATCGGACGTCTGTTCCTGAATTTTCAAACGCGTTACACGATTTACCTCATCGCGAGAATCAAACCAATTTTTTCCGGATTGGTCTTTCGCTTCTGCCCAACTGCGTATCGTGTTCGCCGAAATTTTCGGGAACTCCGGTTTTAGAACCGCTTCAATTTGTTCCGCGTTTTTTCCGACGAGGAACAGGGTATAGGCGCGGTGTTTTACGTTTTCAGAATACGCCATCCTATTCCTTCACGTCCTCCAGGTATAGAATCGTAGGAACACCAAAATCAAACAGTAGATTCAATTCATAATCTACTTCGTGTCCGTTCGGATCCAGATAGGCGGGGCCTCGTCCATACGGATCGGAGGCACGAAGGTATTTTGTTCCATCGCTCATTTCAATGATTCCGATTCCACGAATGATGTGGCCTTTCCTCGTAAGCCTTGTTCCGAGGCCGCAGGGATAAAATCCGGTTTCAAAATACTTACAAAGTTCTTCTTTGTTTCCCTGTTTTTTGACGATTTGTAACGGAATCTGATTATTCTGCATCAACAGATTGAAATATTCCGCATGGTGTTCCGAATCATAGATATTCTTTTCGTGTTGAATCACCCAATCTTCTAAGAGCACGTAGTAGTTAAAGGTGGTCAGTCGGATGAACCCCGGAATGTTTTTAAGCATCCCTACATACACGATGAAGTCTTGGAAAACATTTCCCATACACTGTTGGTAATCGCGTAGTTTGAGTCTCGGTGTAATTTGATCTCCACGCTGTGGATTCCAAGGAGCGATTGGATGAGAGAGATGTGAGATCATGGAGCCCCCAGTAGATTACGAAACTTATAGATCAATACGCCAACAAGCCCAAGGACCGCAAAAATTCCGACGGCTATCGCCGAATTCCTCAGTCCCTTCCACTTGTTCGCTAACTCTTGGAGTTTCGAATTCTCCTCTCGAAGTTCTTTCAACTCTTCATTTTGTTCGCCACAAACATCCAGAGCCTTTTGAATATTCCGTTTTTCTTTCGAAGGCGGGAGAGTTTCTACGTCTGCTTTTGCTGATTCATAGATCGCCTCATTCCCCGTTTTTTGTAAGGCGGTGCAGGCGCAAATAAACAGTAGAACCAAACAGATCGATTTCATAGCCGACTACTTCCAATTTCAGACTGTGTTTTCTCGCTGGTTTTTCCGCCGATATTCTCGATTAAGTCGGTGAAGGATTTTTTTTTCGAATTCAAATTCTCGTTGATTCGCTTTCCTAAATAGAGGCTTCCAGCCGCGGAATAAAATACGATTAACCATTGGATCAGATCCATATGAAGGGGCCTTAACGAATCCGGGGATACGATTGAAAGAATCGAAAGGGCAATCAAATATGAGATCGTTAATATAAAAACGATCCACGTTCTGAACGTAGTATCCGAAGGCTTTCCGGTTTTGTCGTCGTGAGATAATAACTTCATTCCGAACCTCTCCTACGCGGTGACGAGAGTCGGATCAAATCCTTAACATCAGATTTTATTTCCGAAAGGTCCTTGGCGATCGCGGTCATTTCCGTTTCGATCTTAACGATTCGGATTTCGTGATCCTTATACATCGTGTTGTATTGAACAACTGCGGATATGACGAACCCCAGGAGAACCAAAAGGTCTTTAATCCCGAGCTTGATTTGATTTGTTTTTAAGTTCTCCATTCTCTCCCTCAAAAAAAATCCCGCACTGTGGCGGGCTAAGTTCTACTTAATCGCTTCCGATTGTGAGAGAAGAATAACACGAAGCTCCGCTGGACGGAAGATCCTTAGAGGATCTTCCAAAACATCCTGGCCTCTAATTTTTAAGAGAGTTCGTTTTTGAGAAGGGAATGGTTAGTAAATTTGTTTTGTAGTTTTGAGAGTTTGAGAAATGCGATCGAGATCCGAGATTAAAAATCGTCGGGTTCGAGGACCCCATTCTATATACGGTATCTCGTGATCAATCACATGTCGATTAAAGGAACGAATCGAAAGATTCAGATACGCCGCCGCTTCTTTCGAAGTCAGCGACTTCCTCTTATCCTTTGGGATGAGTATTTCTTGGGTTTCAACGAGATGAATCCCATTGGCGGATAACGACGGTTGAGTTAATTTGAGTAAAGATCCGTTGCGAGTATGGCCCTTAATTGTAGACATGCCATCCGGTTTGAATGGCACATTAGAGTTTTGTCAAGTCTTTTTTATTGGCAGAATTCTTTCATATTATCATAGACGTCAGTATTGCCTAATTCCCCCGCTTTACTCAGATCACTACAACCGGAATCTTTATTTCCTAACCCAATTTTGCCCAGTCCTCTAAGTTGATACGCTTCGGCAAAATTTGGTTTTAGTTTTATCGCGATGTTTAAATCGCGAATCGCCCCACGGGGATCATTGCAAAGTGCCCGAAACAATGATCTAGAATAATAGGCTGAGGAACTTTTCGGATTTAACTCAATTGCCTTATTACAATACTGAATACCTTTTGTAGGATCTTCTCCATTGGCATGAGAATAACAAGCACCCGAATAGAAATCAGAATTTTTTGGTTCTGCTTCAATGGCGTTTAAATAATAATCAATTGCCTTTTCTCTTTGCCGAAGAGAAAACATTAACCTACCTAAATTTGCAAATGCTTGTCCAAACTTTGGATTGATCTCCGTCGCTTTTAGATACAATGTTTCTGCATTCTCAAAATCCTGATCCATTTCGGCAATGTATCCCCGAGAAAAATATCCGTAATCTGATTCAGGAGAAAGTTCTATAATCTTTTTTCTCAGTTCCCTTTTCTCTGCTTCGTTTAACGTTTTCATGGATTGATCGAATAACTTTTTTGCCTCATTTCGATTTGTATCCGTGGCAAATAAAACGAATGAAACAAAAAGGATCAGAATAAATTTCTTCACGACGTAACTCCTAATTTTTAACAAGAATGAAATTAAGGATGAGCCATTAGCTGAAAATCCTAAAAAAAGGGAAAATCAAAAATCAATCCGTCGGATTGTAAAAGGAAAACACATGATTCAAAAAATTAGTAATTTATTACACGAATTCGTCCGGGACTTACGCGCAGGCATTCCAACGCCCAAACTCATTGAAATTTATACGGGAAAATTTATTCGGGCGTTTCGGGAGGAAACATCCGATCAAAAACCGTCGTAAATAAGGCAAAATCCGACTGATCTAAATCTAAAATTCGTTCGATTATTTTTTGAATTTTTTTCGCCTCGATTTGTTTCACGAAAATCCTTTCTCGATCTATTTTCTCAAATAATTCATCGTGGCCCGTATTTAGCAACTGCCACGCCCCCGGTGAAAAACGTTTTTCTCCTTCTCCCAAAATCAACCAAAACGGGTTATATCCGAAATTTTTCATCAATCCATAGGCGAGTTCGAAAGGAATTTGCCTAATTCCTGCCATATAGTTCGCTACAGCTGTTGCCGTCACCCCGCCTATCCGTGCAATTTTTGCTTTTTTCAGACTTTGTTCTTCGGCTATAATCCGCAGTCGGTCCGCCTGAGTTGCAATTTTCTCACTATTATTCATCTTTTTGATTGACTCTTGACTCACAAATTACAGATTACAAACAGTTGTGATATAGATATTTTATCGGATTTATTTTGTCATAATAGAAGATTTTTTCAAATAAATACGCTTATTAAATTAACTTTTTGTACCATGCTACAGGTATAATTTGAGCACGTTTTTGGTGGGAAGGGAATGGGGTTGGATAGATGGATATGCAAAATAGAGCGGAGTTAGAAATTTTACTCTTAGAAAACCGAATAGAAAAAGTCGTAGACAAATGTATCAGACATAATCCGCAAAGCTTAATTCCCGAAATCGCGGCAGAAGTTTGGGCATGGTCGATAGAATTATTCAACCATAGTCATTCGTAAATATATTCCCTATTTTTCCATAAAGGTTTTTAGAATCCCTTCCACCTGATCAAGCTTTGATTCTGGAATTTTTTCGAGAATCGTTATGATTTTTCGCAGTTTTGGCAAAGGTCTCAAGCGATGTAAAAGACCAAATTCAGCATTCAATCGATTCGATCTATCTACATCCTCCGCGCTGGCAAACATAGGACCTTCGCCTGTCAATAGCCAAAGCGGATTAATATTAAACTCCGTTCGCATTGCAAGGATTGTCTTATGACTGGGTTTTTTTGATCGTCCGGTCAACAAATCATTCAACGATCCATGGGAAATCCCCAATTTTGTTGCAAAATCTATCTGAGTTAATCCGGAATCCTCATAGATTTTTTTTATACGAGAATTCATAAAAATGTCGGCAATACCGTAATTTTCTCTTGACAATTGTCGGTGATGCCGAAATAGTCATTCCAGGCGGGAGAGTTCCCGCCAAAACTCGGCAAAATCTGACACAATACTGCTATCCGTAACATAGAGACAGTATCGTCAATGTGAGCCGAATCGCAAACAAAAAACGGAGTTAAAGGGCGGCCTTATGATCATTACCAACGGAGACGAATGTAAGGATTTCATTTGTATCACCTTGAAAATGAGAACCCTCGCGAAGTTCGCAAGGGAAGCGGGAATCAACTATGACTATCTTTCAAAAAGCTTAAACGGACAACACTCGTATACTGAGGTTCGGGAAGCGTTCAAAAAGTTCAACGTTCCGTTTCGTATGGGAAAACCATCTCACAAAAATTCCAAAAAACGCAGGAGCGCAGCATGAAAACAAAAACGCAACCTCAAACTACGTGGACTGAACCAAAACGTTGGGAAGTTTTCGAACCTACTAACGAAATTCAGCGCAAGGCCGCAACCGCCTACTGCAACGCAAAAATATATGCCGATCTAACGGACGTTCCAATCGATTTTCTGTTTCTCGCGGATCGACACAGACAACTGAATACCCAACACATTCCTTACGTGCGAATCGATATTCCTTCGCATACTGATTTTGCTGTGTATGTTCATGTTTGGATCGTTGCTAAACAATCACTACGGTTACGCGATGAGATTCAAGCCATAGAGAAAGAACTCAATTCCAAAAAACGGAGACGGATAGCGTGATGCGCCACAACATAACCGGAGCCGCTTCTAACATACAAACTTCTTCTTCGGATATGCTCTCAGATTTTGAAGAAACGCTGATCTCAAACGTGGCGGACTCAGTAAAGGAGAAATTTCCGACGTTCGATTGGAGACGAGACGATCATAGCGAGATGAGCGATAAGCAAATCGTCGCTCTCTATCTGGTAAAAAACGACATCGCCCAAATCTGCGGAAATGATAAGGAAGCGATCCAGGAGTTTATGAGTATTCTCGAATATATTTTTGATGAGGAGTTCTCAGAATGATGACACAATATAAACTCGAATATCTGAAACGGAGTCTCTATCTCTCGAAAAAAACGACGAGCGACAATTCACTCAGAACAGAAAAGGAACTTATAGATATCCTACTCACTCGATGCGCACTCATGGAGGAATATCAAAAACAACATGATATTTCCGATCAATTCTATGATTGGCGGATGGATCAAAATATCGGTACGGAGGCATACACACGATGACAGTTAGCGAACGTATCTCTCTACTTCGGAGAAGTATTCTGCTGTCGAGACTTTATAAAAAGGACGGAAGTAGACGAAACCATATAGAAATCATCGAGTGTCTTCTGACTCGGAGTGCGATACTGGATGCGTTTCTCGAGGACCGGGAACTGAAAGGCAAATTCTCAGAGTGGTCGAATGAAAATTTAATTCAGGAGAGAACTAACAATGAAGCCTAATCTATGTGTTTATTGCGGAGAACAGAGACAACTTTTTCAAAACTATCTTTGTTCAAAATGTCTTCGACCAAACATGCAACGAGGATCGGCAACGATCAATAACATCCGTCCGTTTATACCAAAAACGAATCTGATAGCAATTAAAAACTTTCCGGACGGTGCCGCATGAATACGCCCAAAAAAGAAAAAATACAAAAAACTCTAAAAATAACGAAACGAGTTTTCGAAGAGTGCTGGAGGGAAATCCCAGAATACATGGCCAAAAAATTATCTGCTATCGAGTTGGCCGAATACATTCAGCGCCATATCCTCCCCGTAGTTACTAGAAGAATGTTATCAAACCCTTATATTCAATATAAGGCGAGTAGGCGCCTGATCGCGATCGCATAATGAAAAAAGAAAGCCGGGTTTTACTCAACGGAAAGCTAATCCATCGAGGCGATCTTTGGCGTCGCGGGCGAGTCATGTCCGAGCGCATTGGGCTGATCGTTATCGAGAGCAAGATGACCCTGCGGGACATCGCATGGTATTATTCCAAAAAGTGTCAACATATAACACCGGGATCTAACTATATGTTGACATTCGATCCAGCGGTCCTTTCCCACACGATAAAAGGGACTCGAAACACACAACGCTACGTGAAAGCAATAGAGGAGTCTTGGGGGCTTCCGATTGAGAATGTTCGCCGTATCTACCGTGAGGATAAGGAACGAGAAAGATTAGGAGAACCCTATAATAGAGAAGAAATTCAGACATTCGCAAATTGGTATATTCAGATTTTAAAAATAAAAAGGGCGGCGTCATGAACCCACTAAAATCTAAACCGAAAACAAAAAACATAGATTTAACGATTTTGAAGGTATTTCTCACGTATCCGTCAATTTTTAGACATTATGAAGATATTGCGATTCTTACGTTGAATCAAGGGCGGACGCGGACAATTCACCGGTCTATAGAACGATTGAATAAGGCCGAACTACTCAAAAAATATAGAATCAGTTCTTATCTAAACGCCGAACTCATCAATTCTCTCTACGGTAAAAAAACAGCTCTGCGGGAAAATCTTTCATCATCCACAGAATATTCAACAGACCGCACCGTTGGAATAGAACTGCAACTGATCAAACACTTCATTTCGGATACATCCGGTCTTTGGACAATAGCCGAACTTGCTCTTTTGCTGGCTCGATCCAGTGCAACGATTCAACACAACCTCAACGCGTTAGTCGAACACGGCTTAGTGATGCGTAACGCGGTGGACAATTTGAAAAACAAAACAAACCCGGTGCAGTATAAACTCCATCCAACTTTTGCAATGAACTTATCTTCCGATAAACCAAAAATTTTGAAAACTATTCAGGAGACAATCACACAATGAATTTAGAAATATCAGACAGCAATATAGAAAATGCTCTCGTTCCAAAGACCGGCGGAGATTCGGAACGAGAACTATTAGCCAGAGCCATTTATTTGAATCAGAGGATTCAAAGTAATCTCATCGCATTCTGTTTTGACTTAAAGGAGATGAGGGATCATAAACTTTTCACAAGATTAGGATTCGAGACATTCAAAGATTACCTACAAGCAACGATGCCAAAATTCATCCCCATCAGTTTTGCAAAAAATATGCTGATGCTGTCGGACAAGATGAGCGAGGAAGAATACTCCGGAGTAGATCAGGATCAGATCAAGGCATTAGCCAAAATTGCGTCCGATTCGGATGTATATAAAATTACAGGAATGGGAACCGTTCATTTACTCGACGGCAAAGAACTTACTATCGAGGAATACGAGTCGATCCGTGCGGAAGATATCGCACAGAACACAAAAACGTATCGTGACGCGATTAAAATTGTTGAAGAACATAAAGAACTAACAAAAGAAAAGTCTCGCTTAGAACGTGATCTTGAAGTCAACGAGAGTTTAATCGAAAAGCAATCCGACAAGATCAAAAGCCTTAGCGAAGCAATCGATTATATCGCGAAAGAAAAAGGAACTGAATCCGATTTGATCGCAACGGTCACCACAAAGGTCGGCGCCTCGAAAAGAGTTATGGAACTCCTTCTTTCGATTGAGCAAGCAGTCGTAGAAATCAACAGTATCGACGATTCGTTGAAAGCGGACTCGGACGTCGCCGGTTCTGTTTTGCAACTCGAAACGATGTTCAAACTGGCAGGAACAAAACTCAACAACGTTTGGACTCCTTACTTCTTTGCGATTCAGGATCACGAATAAGAAGGTTTATCATGGGTCGCCGAGAGATCGACATAACAATTTTAAATGAACGTTTCACGATGTGGAGAAACGCATCTTCACGTTCGGATAAGAAAAAAATCGTTCTTACTTTTGCGGAACAATTCGGAGTTTCCAAGGAAACGATCTATGATCGTTTCCGAGAAATCGAGAACGGTGTTTCGAGAACGATAGTGGCCGGTTATTCAGGAGTTGCACAGATTCGAAAATCTCAGGATCAACTCGAAGAAGAAAAAGCCCACATGGTGACAATCGCACTCATCAAACGCGGGGGAAAAGTTGGAAAACAAGGCTATGGAATTTCCACAGAACTCGCGATTACAGCCGCCGAAAACGAAGGACTAATTCCGCGCGGGAAATACACAAGATCCACTGCTGATCGTTTACTCAATCAACTTGGAATTTCAACGAAGCTGATTGATACACCATCAGTAGCGACAGAACTCATTAGTCCGTATCCGAATCACTGTTGGATAGTAGATGCAACGATGAAGAATCATTATTTTTTGAATATTAAAAAGAACAGAATCGATTATAGAGACGATATCAAATACGATTCTTCGCATGCGATGGATATTTTAGAAAAACATGATTTAAAACGAATTTGGGATTACTTCATCGTAGATAACTATTCGAAATCTTACTTGATGATGACGTTCGCTCCAGATCCAAAAACGATCGGAGCGAAACACGGAGGAGAAAATACAGAAGATTTTATTACGTTTTTGACATATGCGATGCAGGCTAAACGCAATTTGCAAATCCCTATCCAGGGAATTCCAAAACTTATTTTTTGTGACGAAGGTTCCGGTTTAAATTCGAATCACATGAAATCATTTCTTGGTCGGCTTGGGATCGAGGTTAGAACTCACTTACCCGGCCACGCAAGCGCGAAAGGTGCGGTCGAGGCACGAGTCGGAGCGTATAAACGAACCTTCGGAGTTACGATTAACAGAAGTAGAATTTATTCTCTCGATGAATTAAGAAATTATGACAATCGATACCTAATCTTTGACAATAATAAAAAAGGCACATTCCAGAAATGGGCGGATGGGACAAAGGATTATCCGATAACAAAAGCAACTCAGAAAAACATTCAAGACGCTCTTGTTACCGAAGACGAGAAAGTTATCACCAGATACGGAACGATCCAAATCGATAAACAACAATTTTTTGTAAGTTCAGAACTACCGCGCGGAACTAAGGTCGTTGTATTTACAAACAGCGAAGGGAAGAAATGCGCTCAAACCGATGACGGTAAAATCTTCCAAGTAAAACCGTATGGAAAGATTCAACGCAACATAGAGACATTCGAAATTTCCGATGGACGAGGACATGAAGTCCGCGTTTCAGAACTTCAACAATTACGAAAGCAAATTCAAAACGAATCCCGAAAATTTAAAGAAAAAATCAAACCTGAATCATATCTCAAAGACACAAATATAACATTCTTCCCCGCACAAGGGGAGGATGCGGAGACACATGTTGCAATGGCTCCCTCGAAAATTTTAAAAGTGGATGAGGCGATTACGTACGTATTCAACGAAACCGGATTTACCGCGGATGAAATCGGTGAGGAGGATCTGGTAGCAATGCGTGAAGTTTTCAGGAAGTTCATCGATCAATACGGACACGTTCCGGCTGATACACTTTACAAAATCGTAAACATATATCTCGGAACCGGAACGAACGGTTAAGCAATTTTAAATTTAGGAGTTATTACAAATGAAGGGAAAAGAAGAAAAATCACACATAAAGAGCATTGCGTTAATTAAAAAATGCATTCAGGGGTTTCCCATTTCTACGTCTCGCGCAATTGTTATGGCGGAAAGAGAAGGAATAATTCCGATCGGAAAATACAAACGTTCTACAGTTGATCGTTTGCTAATTAAATACGGATTTTCGACACGATTAAAAACGGTTTCAACTGGTAAATGAAGGAGTTACTACAAGTGAGAGAAGAAACTAACAACGCACTGGAAGAATGCGAAGATGTATTCGTTGAGACTAAAAATGCAAAACGAGTATTGAAATTTTGTAAGGACGTGATTAAACGAAATCAGTGGGCAGTAGTCACAGGAAAAGCCGGTGCTGGCAAATCAGAAATCAGAAAGGAACTTTTGCGACAACTGAGAAAATCTAAATCTAATATTGTTCTTGAAGTTCCGGTTTTTCATTCAGTGCAGCCTCGTTCCGCCGCAATTATGAAGGAAATTATTAGAGCAATAAACCCGGATGTTCACGTTCCTGGTTCGATCGAATCGAAATATAGACTGCTTCGAAGCGTATTGACTGACGCTCTCGATTCTGGTTACAAGGTCGTGATAGTTTTCGAAGAGAGTCATAACCTTTCTCATAATATGATGCGGGAGTTAAAGCTCATTCATGAAATCGAGGCAATGGGAAAAACGCATTTATTTGCTATGGTGATGTTTCTACAAGCTACACCTCGATTTGGGGAAATATTTAGAACTCGTGAAATCGGAAAACGAGTTCTTGTCGAGGAGATGAATCTTCCAACGTCGGAAGAAGCGATAGAAATAGCAGAAAAAAGATTCAATTTAAGTTTCAAAGACGATTCTGCGAAATCCGATTTTCTGGATACAACTGGAGAATATCCGGCTTCAATCAAACATCTTGCTCAATCTTTGTGGTTGTTGCCGGATTTCAATGGAGTGGTAACAAGAACAACATTAACAACTCTGAAAGCACAGGCGTTCAAAGAAGCCCTGTTAGAACACAAGATTTCTAATCGAATGATTCAACGCTTTATTAAACGAGAAATCAAAGAAGACCTTTCTGTTGGATTCATAAACGAATCGCTCAACCACAAACGAAACGGATCAAAAGCGGACGCTGTTCGCGATCTTGCCAGCAAATTATTAAACGACGCACGGGAAGAAGCAAGAGCCGTCTAACGCATTTTTTTAATTAGGAGGAAAAATGGCTAACGAAACAAACGACGAAACTAAAGGGAAGAAAATGGCAAAAGGTGAAAAAAAGGAAAAGGTAGTAAAAGAAAAACCTGTTCCTTTTATCATCAACTCAGAATCCGAAAAAGAAACGGCACTTCTTGAAATTCAGGAGATGCTCGGGAAAATCGAAAACGATTCCGAATTGAAGTCGTGGGAAGAAGAGTTAACAGACATCAACAAACGCGCGGTAGAATTGAAAGCTCAGATCAGCGATCGTAAAAAGTCCTCGTCCACCGAAAAGAAGGACATGGCGGATAAGATCGTTCTGATCAAAGCAGGGCTAGCAGAATACGAGGTCAACAAGGCTCTCGGTAAAACCGCGTAAAAGGAGCGAAGTTATGCCAGTAAAAAAGAAGACGGTCAAGAAAAAGGCCGTTCGTAAAACGGCGAAGAAAAAAACGGGAAAGGTTCCAAGTGTGCCAGTCGTTCCTTCCGCTTCGAAAGGACTCGCTGTGAATATGAAACCAGAACGGTCGGATAAGGAGGAAGTAGATGGCGAAGAAAACACCGAAAGGAATTGATCTGCCGAATAATCTCTATAATACTCGCGCCGATCTCACCCAAGCTGTTGCAGAGCTTGGGGAGACCAAACGCGAAAGAGATCGAATAAAAAGCAAAGTCGATGATCAGATCAGCAAGCTCACGACCGAACTCCAAACCGAACTTACTCCACTGGATCAAAAAATTCAGCACATTGCGTCCGGGATAAAACTCTTTGTGGACAAACACAAAAACGAATTATTCCCAGATCCGGAGTATAAGACATGCAAACTTCCGACAGGTGATTTAAAACTTCGGAAGGTTCCTGCATCGGTGAAAACACGCGGAACCGTAAAACTATTTGAGAAAATTCTTTCTGAGAACGGACTCTTAGAGAAGTTCAACAATTTGACTTCGAAGTTGAGCGGTCTTTTTTTGCGTGTAAAATTAGAGTTCAACAAGGATCAGATCCTGTCCGATCCGCTACAAGCTACAAAAAAGATTGCTATCGAGTTGAATGAGGAGTCGGAACGGCTCTACATCACTCCGAACGAAATCGATGCGGATATCGAAGCGGTGGAGGACGCCGCGTGAGCAATCCGATTCCAAAGACGTCCGTGAGGTTCTGGAGAAAATCCAGGACCTTGCGGCAAGCGATTCCTATTTCAGTGAAAATGTAGATAAAATCTATTATCTGGCAGATCGAGTTCTCACCAAATATGAAGAAGTAGAAACAATATCCTGAATTATGAGTTATGAAGCGAATTCTATAGAATTAAAACACGCGGAAGATCTTTGGATCGAGCATTGTGAAAGATTTCTAAAACGTGGGTCTATTCCAAAACGTTGGAACGAACTTCCGGAGTATATAAAGACCGAGCGAATGAAAGAATATTATATCGAGTTGAAGAGGAGAATAGAAAGTAATGAGCGTTCAAATTAAAACGATCCAGAGATATTCAGGTTGGAAGATTATAAAGGTAGAATCGAATGCAAACAACGTTTAAAGCACAACTGAAACTTCAATTCGAAGATCTGGAATTTAACGACTTTTCGGACGCAGTCCAAGACGAGTTTGGAGTCGTGAACATCAATACGATGACTCAATATGCAAAGAGAAGATTAGGAGTTTCTCAAGCAACGATTGAAAAATTGAAAGAGGATCGGAGAGGACTATGAAACGCCCTCTAACTGGAAACTTGAATTGCATGATAGAGAGACGCTTTTATGAACCTCTCAGACCTGGCGAGGTACGAGATACGATGATTCTCGGTCGATGTAAGCACGGCTATCATGGTGGTTATCCCGCCGGATTTTTGGAACGTGCAAGATTGTTATTGGTTGGGGGTGATCAATACGCATCGATCTGGCACATTCCAGGAGGAAAAGCAAAAGAATATAACGGCATTCGCGGAGGTGTTCACTTAACGGGATACGGAAAAAATGATTATACGATTGATCTTGATCCGAATCTAAATCCAGATTTATGCCTTGATGTTCGTCAACTGAATAGTCATTTTATTCCGCAAGAAAATGGAACTTTAATGTTTGTTCCTATTCTTCCGAATGACGAATTGGGACTTTTCGAGTTCTATAACACAAAGCCTCAACATCCAAACATTCGATTCTTTCATCGTCCGAAAGCCATTATCATTGATCGGCCTTACGACGACGCGAACGCAGATCGATATGTTCCAGGCAGACGTTTTCTCCCAAATTTAAATCAACTTCTTATTGATTGTTTGAACCTTGTGGACCAAGGATCACTGGTAGGAGTTCTCGATTACAAATGGCCAAATCCTTCGCCCGCAAATTCGTTCGAGGAAGTTTCAGTTTATTCAGTCGGGACCGGGAGAGGATGCAATGCGCGATGGTTTACGATCTGGAGAACGAGATGATTCAAACGTATTTTGGCAGAGTTACGTATTTAGATAGAGAATTGTTTATATCCAGACCCTTCGTCCTTGAAGCACCATCAATCTATCAAGTTTTTTCACTCATTCAAATTAAATATAAAATTCCCGAAAAAGATATATTAGATTTGGAAATTACAAATAGAAAAGCAATCAGCACACGTAAGGACAGATCGCTCATGGGATGGAAGGAAAAAATGAAACAGGAGAACAGAGATGAATGATTGGGAAATTGTAAAAATGATCTTATTTTATACGTTTTGGACAACAATTTTCGTCTGGTTTGTCTTAGCAGTTTTAAGCCGTGTAATCGTAGACACTATTTCATTTTTCTCTTCATGGTTTCGAACAGAAAAGCAGAGTATTCCACTACAAAAATATGTAACAGAAGCTCTTAGTTATAAAGGACCATTTAAAGATAGGGTGATGGCTAAGGCATTACTTAGAATGGCAAGAGATATCGATTCATTAAAGGAATAAAAAGAAAAGACGTGAGAGAAAAAATTTTTAAAGAAATCTCCGAAGAACGTGAAAGACAAGACTTAAAGTTCGGTCCTCAGAATCACAGACCTGCGGAATGGTGTATGATACTTGGCGAAGAAGTAGGAGAAGTTCAAAAAGCAGCTCTTGAATCCTACTTTAGATACGAAGGAAGAAACAACGATTATTCAGATTACAGAAAGGAGCTTATACAAGTTGCCGCTGTAGCGATCGCGATGATTGAATCATACGATAGAAATCGGAAATAAGCGCGTCTATGAATCACACAAAGATTGAATGGACTGATCTTACTTGGAATCCGACGACCGGTTGCACGAAAATATCAAGTGGTTGTAAAAATTGTTACGCGGAGACCTTAACGAAACGTTTTGAAAAATTGTGGGGAAATTTTTCGGAAATAAAATTGCATCCGAACCGGTTGGATTTTCCACGTACGGTAAAAGGAAAACGAATATTCGTAGATTCGATGTCTGATCTTTTTCACAAAGAAATACCGTTCGAATTTATTGATCAAGTTCATTCGGTCATTTCGGAATGTCCTGAAAATATATTTCAAATCCTTACCAAAAGAATCGAGAGAGCGAAAGAATATTATACCTCCAGGAAAAATTTCACTATGGAAAACGTTTGGCTTGGAACTTCGATAGAAAGTCAAAGCGTAGTTGAAGATCGAATACGTCATCTTATACAGATTCCCACTAAGGTCCGATTTCTTTCTTGTGAGCCGTTGCTCGAAGAAGTTGATATTTCAATTTATCTTCATGCTTGGGGTTACATCGATTGTTTTCCAATCGATTGGGTTATTGTAGGTGGTGAATCCGGTCCGGGAGCGCGTCCAATTCAAACGGAATGGATTCGTTCTCTTCACGATCAGTGTAATGACGCAAGGGTTCCGTTTTTCTTCAAGCAATGGGGTGGAAGAAATAAGAAAGAATCCGGACGAGAGTTAGACGGAAGAGAATGGAATGAATTCCCGAAGGAGATAGTAAGATGAGTAGTCTTTCTCAAATCTGGACGTTAAAGTCTAAAGCCGGTATTTCGGAAGAGAATTTCCGAAATCTTGTTGAATCTATTTCAGGATCAAGATCAACTAAAAATCTTTCTAACATTCACTTAGAAAAAATAGCGACCGCTATTTACAAATTACATCCTGAATTGAAAAAGAAAAATACCGCTAACCGCACCCCAAATAAATATAAGTCAATCTCTAAAAATGATTCTAAACTCAAATCGATTGTAACACCAGATCAAAATGAGTTAATTAAAAAACTCGTTTCCGCTCTAATTTTATCTGGAAATTATGAGAATTTTTCTACTGATTCGCTTCCATTACGAATGTTTAAAAAATCGTTAAACGAACTTTCCAGACACGAAGCTCAGTCCGTAATTGAAGCACTCAAGGGAATGCTGATTAGAGCAAATAACAGAGGACGTCTGGAGCAAAAGAAAACTGAGCTAATAAATTTATTAAAACCTCTTTCTGGACTTGAAAGCGGTATTGAAGAATTAATAATTAAAGCTATTACAAAACTTGATAACGATTTTTTTAGAGCAATTACAAGTAGTGAAATGACGCAGTATGATGCTTATATTATTGATTCTTTTTCGGAAGATATTAAAAATTATGATAGAGACAAAATATTATCTTTCATAAAATCTCATCCCGATATTCAAGAACGAATTATAGAAAGAAAGAATAAGTCTTTCATCGTTGGACAGCCGTTAATTATTTTGTTATATATGTTGATTGAGCAAATGCCAAATAAAGTCAAAAAACTATGGCCTTTAACGCCTTCGGAACTCCAACCTTTGTTTAATGATCTTGGGATTGCATTTGATCCAGATTAAAAAAAATGAATTTTAAATCAGGCTGTGTATTTATTCAGTTACGTTTTTAGCGCACATTCCCGACGGGGGTAACGCTCGCGGACAAGATGCCTATCGCGCACTTATTGAATGTATGGAACGGGAAAAGTTGAATGATATACGTTGATTTTCGGTCTGGATTCCTACGTTTTCAAAACGTTTTTTCGTATTATTTCATCGTAATATTCTTAAATTCTTCTTCTTTCGTTTTTAATATTTTGTCTATAATCGGTCTAAAAACCTTCTAAAACCCCTTCAAAACGCCGTTTCCCCTCGATTTTCCTACTTTTCCGTTTAGACTTTCCTGGGTATCTGTTCGTTCCGTGTTAGGGGGGGATAGAATTTCGATTATTCGAATTGTTTCATGGTCCACTTTTGTTATTTTTTGGACATTCTCCTTTTGGACGATTTGTCAACAAACGATCTGGCTTCATAACTTTCAATTCTTTGCAAATTTACGTTTAGATTACTACTTATTCTTTTTTGGGTTATTAGTTAGTTATACAATTATTTTTCCAATTGCAAGGTATGCGGATAGGCGTCGAATAATATCTAATATTATTTTAGAATCCGAAGATGAAGAGCATACAAAATTTCTTGAATTCTGCAATATCATTAACAAAAGACTCAGTACAACTAAAAAATGTTTATTAGAACCCATCTCAAAAATGCCTAAGAAGGATCATAGCACATCCGAGAGCAATAAACCCATCGAAATTAAAATCGTAATATTCATAACGGACTACGAGTCTTCTAAAGTTTTGAAGCCAGGCAAAAAGACGCTCGATTTTCCATCGTCGTTTGTAACGCCTCAATCCTCGACCATCTTGTGTCGGTTGTTTTCTTTTCTTTCTATGCGGTGCAATGATTTTCGTTTCATACTGTTGCAAAATGTGTTCGTCTAAACCGTCGCTATCGTATGCTTTGTCACCGATCATTCGTTTTGGATTTTCTTCTATAAAAAGATTTTCTAATGTTTGCTCCACTAACGTGACTTCATGGGGCGAAGCATTTTCCGTGCAAAAGGCGATAGGAAGACCTTGGCTGTCTCCGATTGCCATGATCTTTGTACCCTTCCCACGTTTGGTTTTCCCCACTTTTGGACCCCTTTTTTTGCAGGAACAAATGTGCCGTCTATAAAGGATTCTTCTATATCTATTCCTCCGCGTTCTTTCAAATCGGAGGCTAAACTACGAATCATATTCCGCATCGTTCCATTTCGGTTCCATTCTTGAAAGCGACGATGGCATGTTTGATATGGAGGATAACGATCCGGCAATTCCTTCCACTGAGCTCCTGTGCGCAATATCCAAAGAATTCCATTTAAGATTGAACGAGCATCCATACGAGGACGACCTTTTCCATCTTCACGAACGTTAGGCTCAATTATCAGAGGCTCCAATATTTTCCATTGATCGTTGCTTAAATCCAT